TTTCCCGGTAATCGCTACTCTTGCCCTGTCAGAATCATTATCCGTCGCTGAACTTCTGTCAACGACTTTTTGCAGTGCAATGAAAAAAACTACTTGTATGACTTTTTCTGCGTCAGTTGAATGTCCAGTATCCCGCCGTTGTCACTTCCTTCAACAACAAGCGTCCACTTCCTCTTAGCCTCGATCGCTGACTGGATCGCCGCCAGAATCTTTGGAATGTCCTGCTCGGCTACCTTCTTGCTCGCCTCTGCCGTGCTCATTTATGGCCGCCCTTCGGTGGTGCGCCAGCTTGTGCCTGAGCCATCGCCGCGGCCTCCATCTTCAATTCCTCATCGTTCTCCTTCTCATCAATGTTCCAGTTGAGAATTTTGAACGTCTGCTTGCGAGATAAGTCGTGGACCTTCCGCATCTGGAAGGCGATCGGGATGCGCTCCTGCTGCTGGATATGAAGCAACGTACCGCGCTCAGTCTTGTAGTGATACCGGCGAACGAACGCCTCAGATTGGATTCCGTCCGGTATAAGCGTCCCTGGCTTGTCGTCCATGTCTTCCCTCGCCAGTCCTGCTGATCCGAGTAACTCCATCCTGCGCTCCGCGTCGTAGAACTGCAAAGCGTCGGCTGCCCACTGCTGACCGATTTCGTCGTTGAACCATTCGACACTTCGGCCCATCACGCGGATCGGCGTGTTCTTCGCCATCTGGATCTTGTCGAGGGAGTCCCCTGAAGGAACCTGCTTCTTCCCAAGGGCATCTCCCACAGCCGATGCGCCGGAACTCTGCTTCATCGACTGGAGGATCTGCGTGTAGATTTGCAGGACGTAGGTCGGAAGCACTGGAGGTGCCTGCCACGTTGGAGGGTGAGGCGCGTTCTGGCTGTAGGTGATCTTCAGGTTCGGTTTGGAACTGTCGATCGCCTTCATCGCCGCCGGATTGATCGCGCTCTTGGCCGCCATCAAAGCCGGACTGATGGCCTTCTTGACCGTCTGGAGCATCCCCGACATCATCTGGTTGAGAATATCCTGCTGGGACATCCACGGCTTTACCACGCTCAATGCGTACTGCTGCCACGGCACTGCGTAGAGTCCAAGGCTGGCGAACGGCTTCTTGCGGTGGAAGTAGGGACTCGGATAGTCGTACAGCGTCACCCTGCCGGCCCTGATGAAAACTCGGCCGCGGGGGTACAGTTTCTTCCCCGGCTCGACCCAGTATCCCCACGCCGCGCCCTTCGGCCCCATCCAAACCCGCTCACGCGATTCGTTGATCGAGTCGTCCTTCCTCCAGAACTCCTGCGTCTCTGCCTGGGGAAACTGGCTCGAATAGGATTGCTTGTCTCCAGCGCCCAGCAACCTCTTCATGCCGGGTGACAGGGGGGGGAACAGTTGAGGCGCTCCCGTTGGACCCTGCACGTCAACCGTGTACCGGCTCTTCTGCTCTTCAGCCCTGACGTACTTCCCCATCGTCGGGTAGGCTCTCTTGATCCATGAGAGTGTCCGCATCCTCCGATAGACTACGCACTCGTCTTCCTGAAGATCGTCGCCCATCCCCAGCCGCAGAATCGAACTCGGCGGCAAAGCCTCCAGACTCAAGTCTCCGTCTGAAGGATCTCCGCTGTCCCCTCTGGCGAACGGGTTCCAATAGAGCTTGGCCGGCGCCGAGGTGAACATCGCCCACATGATGCAGAAAGCCATCCGGCGCTCGTACCCAGACGTTGACACCCAGCCCTTGTTCAAGTTGTTGAGGATCTTCTCGATCTCGGAATACTTCCCGTCGTTGGCAATATCGACGATGTGCGAGACTGGCCGGATGTCTGTGATGAGGCCGATCGTCTCCCAGAACATCGACAGAAACTCGTTGCTGACTGGCTTTGCCCGGTAGGAGGGCATCGCGTCCTTCCACTGCATCCCTACCAGATAATCGAGAGCGTTTTGAATGTCCCGGAGTTCAGGAACGTCCTGCTGAAGAGCAATACCTTCCTCAACTGCCGCATCGCACCAATCGTTGAGTTGGGTGTAATACTCAAGTCGTGACGTGGTTCGTTTGTCGTCCTCGTCCGGCTTTGGCCTTATCTCCGGGAATTCTTCAATCACTGTGACCCTTTCTTTCTAAAACCAGTTTTCCTTGAGCGCCATCCGCAATTTTTCCTCAATAAACATCTTGAGAGGCATCGGAGGCTCGGAGTTCTTTGCCCTCTCCTTGGCCGGCTCGTACTCGTCTCCGAGGTCAACCACGATACGCCCTGGCGAACGGCTCTCGTATGCCTTGAGGTCTTCCGTGGCCGCCTGCGCTTCCGCCTTGGCCTCGTCCACTTCACACATCTTAGCCCAGACCACGCCAACAAGTTCACTCGAATTTGTAAAATTTTGGCCCAGCTGCTCGAACAGGCGGTTCTTGTCCGTCTCCCCGACAACCATCACATCACCGTCTACCAACTGAAGCAAGACGTTCGCCACCACCGACTCCAGCCCCGTGGCATACCGCCCGTCGAGAGCATCCTTGATCCTCTGAGGAATCTTCAGGGTGATCGTCGTCTGCCCCTCTGGAGACGGAAACTTGGCTGGTCCAACTTTGAAGACTAGCTTCGGGTTGCTGGCATAGAAGTCTGCCGTATCTGTCCATCTGTGATTTGAGTTCTCGGGGCAGATCAACCTTCCCTCTGTTGCGAGAATCTGGACCTGCTTACCTGTTTGTTTTTCGCATAAACTGCAAGCGAATTCTGTCTTCAGTGTCGGCATTATTTCCTCTCTTTCATGCTGCTCTTGCGAATTCTCCGTGTAGTTGTTTGACTGCCTCACAATATACTGCGTGGGATAATCATTTCTTGGGGTGTCATCAGAACCTCCAGTTCTTGTTGGCGATTTTTACCGGGAGTTCACCGCTCCCGACACCCCTATTCTACTCCTAATCTGTGGCATCTTTCTCCTCCTCTAACTCGTGGTTCCTGGGTTCGTGTACGGCTGAAGTTGGACCGTTGGAACTTTCCAACTCGTTCCATTGTTCGGGCAAAACACCGGAGAGTTATGGTACGCAACACACTCCCCGTTCACCCACGCTACGGGAAGAATCGTCCCGCACGATACGCACCTCACTGACTGATAGGCTACTGGCTGCATCTTTCCCCTTCTGTTACTCTTCGATTGGATTGCACTCGATCGTGGGGATCAAGTACGTCCGGTTGTCATTGGGACAGTATCCCGTAATTTCGTGCTTCGCTGTCCATTTTGAGATATCCCCTGAGAAGTCTCTGTTTACCGCAAACATCAAAGCTATTCCGCAATGACGGCAGATCACTCGTTCTGGAAGTCCTACCGGGTTCATTCTCTCCTCCTGTTACTCCAAAATTTGGACTCAGAAAGTCTTTGGGTTGATCTCATACACCGACGCGATAAAATCTTCTTGCCTGCCGACGATGAATAGAGTGTTGTGTTTTTTGTACAGGAAATTCAGCGTAGGAATATCCGCGCTGAAGCGTTCTTGAGGCATCGCCTTCGCCCACATCCGGTTAAAATCCCCAAGAGTTACAAAGCAGATCTTCATCTGGTTTTCCATTGTTCCCCTCCCTATCTTCTTATCCAAAACTCTTCGTAGAGCAGTATCCCGATCATGACACCGCCCACGATAACAACTACCATCCATCCACCATTTTCCATCTCTTCCCCTCGGTTACTGGTAAAGCCAACTGTTCTGGTCGTCCGACTCCATATCTTCCTGCTCGGCCTCGTACTGCGCCATCGACTCCGCTGTGATCTCTTCTGGTGCTACCCCATCCTCGTGCATCCTGGCCGCCGTCCCCGTTCCATCAAATACCGGGCTGTAGTCCGTTAACTGATAATCTGACGGAACCCGCCTCTTCCCCACCCCCTTCAAGTTCACCACCGCCGTCGCCCCTGAGTCCCGCACGATGCTGCTGCCGATGTTCTTCCCCGAAACCCGCTCGGCCTCATGCTGCGAATTTGTCGTCTGAATGATTGTACCGAATCTGTCGAGGATCTTGAACTCGTTTTGTTGCTTAGTCGATTCCTGCTTGCTCCCGCCCGTCCCCTCGCGCATCTCGCGGTACTCGTTCTCATGAGCGCAGTAAAGAGCAATGTGGATCGCCATCTGGAAATCATCATGGGCGCCGTCACCCTCCGCACCATCCTCTGTGAAATCGTAGAACTCGTCGCACGTGAACTTGTCTGGAATATCGATCGAGTCATCGAGTAGGGTCTTAGACATTTTCGACATAAGTGCGCGTTTTGTCTTGTCGTTTGTCCAGAAACCCATGATGTCCGTCATCCAGTGGGTCATCTTGTCGAGGTGTTTATAGCGATAGATGTTCTCGTACTCGTACCCGCGAACCAACTTGTTGTTGGTGACCATGCCCATCGCGTTGACTTCCACGGCCGCCAGGGCTTCGTTGTACATCCAGCAGATAGCCAACACGACCTCTGCAAGCGATTCAGGATCGAGATACCCGTGCCAGCAAGCTACTTGCTTATCTTGAGCAAGGTCACTCGTCTTGATAACTTGGCAGCAAGAATAATCTCCTCCGTCATTGCCAAGACTTACATCCACACCTACGCAGTAAGTCGCTCCCGACTCTGCCTTTTCCCACACGTGGAACCTATTATGAGTCTTCGGATACTCCAACTCCTCGCCGGCTTGCACCTCACGCATCTTCGCCCGCGGAACTCCAGCATTAAAGTCGTAACTAATCTCTCCAACCCACTTCGGGTTGCGCGTCCTCTTCATCAACTTGTTAATAACTCCGAGCGGATATGCAGTCACAGCCGAGGTCTGGAAGCTCTCCTCTGCGTTCATGCTGTATTCCTGCCGGAACATTTTGTCGTCACCGTCAGTCGCCACGAAGTCGGCAATACGCTTCCGCCGCCAGTTGAACACCTCATTCTTGATGGTGTAATTCTCTTTTGCGAAAACCTGTTCCTTGATGAGTTGCTCTTCCTCGTTCAATACGAACTCGGTCCCCTTCGGAATCGGCAGAGAGTAAGTCTTCTCGCGCCGATAAAACGGAACGTAGATTGGGTCCCAATCGTTGTCTCCTGCCTCTGCCTTACGCCAAAGGTTATGCCATGCGTCATTACGTCCGTTCGGCGTGGAGATCATCACGTAGATGCCATCCAGTGCGTTGAACGTAGGGAATAGAGATTTCGTCAACTGAGTCGGATCGTTCCAGAACGCCAGTTCGTCAAGGTGCGCCCGGTTAAAGGTCTTACCGCGGCCGGCACCCGTAGGTTTGTTCCCGTTGTCTGCGTAGAGTCGAGTCTTCAGACCTGGGCGCGTGTAGCGCAGCACGTCGTCCTTCTCGTCGAAGTCGATGAACTTACCCTTCTCTTTGTATCTAATTCTCGGACGCATCCACCACGGCAACTCGTCGATGGCCGCGGCGTACATTTCGAGAATGTATGTGCTCTGGTCTGAGTCTTGAGCTACCACGATGGAGTTGATGTGCTCAGTGAAGATTGTGTTCGCAAAGATGTATCCTCCAACGAACGTGCTTCCACCCATCTGACGGGCTTTGTCTACGATGGCCCTTACTCTCCCCTTCTGCTTGCGGCGCTTCTCGAACTCCTCGTAGAGAATCTCTTGCGAGTCCCAGAATGGATACAGGCCGGTGAAGCCACGGTCCTCTGTTTTGATGGCGTAGAAGTTACTGAGAAAATAACGCGTGTCGGTCATACAGTGAAGAAGTTCACCGTCGATCCAATCATTATCATCCTTCGATAGATACTCACGCGCTTTTATCTGATCCCCACCGAACTTCTGAAGGTGGATGTCAAGAACTTCAATGATTTCGTTGAGGTACGGGTTCTGCCTTTCGAGTGCCATTTACTCGTCCTCTTCGCCGTCCTCTTCGTCATCATCGTCGTCGTCTGGTGCATTGTCGCCGGCATCAATATAATCGGGTACTGCCGCTGTTTCCGCCGGTAAGAGATTGTGGGCCAGCGCCTGCGCCCTCAGCCGCTTCATTCTTTCTTCAACAGTCTCCGCTGAACCCATTTGAACCGTAGGCTGGTTGTTGTTATTTACTTGAACCGCAACCCCCGGTCCCTTCGGCTGCAACCCCACAATCAGATCTCGAACCAGTCGGGCGCCCTCAAGCCGCGTCGTCTTGTCCTCCACCGTAACGTACTCGTCCTTGCCCGTCTTCAGGTTCTTCTTCATCACAAGTTCCGTGGAGGTGAGCAAACCGTTGATCGTTTCCTTCGCCTGGGGGATCGTCGAGATGACAAGATCGCGGACTGCCAACTGCATCTGGCCTTCCGTGTTCTGCTGCTCGTACATCTCGATCGACTTGATCGACTCCATCACCGTCGCAAGCGAGACGTGTTCCGCCTTCGCTATCGCGACCGGGTCCATCACCTTCGACTTGATGTAGCGCATCAGGTGACGGGCGTCGGTCTTGCCCCGCTTTGCGATTGTCTTGGTCATACGTTCGCTACCACTCCCGGCGGGTTCTCCATCGGGTCTGCTTCTGGGCCAGCCGCGTACCCTCGACCGCGGATCTCCTCGATCCCCTCGATCTCTGCCAACTCCTCGTCAGGCGTGTCGATGATTTCCGTGTCGCTCTCCTCCGCGTCAGGAGCGTCTACAGCCGCCACGAATGGTTGCCACTGAGGGAATGGTGTCGCCACTCCTCCTCGCGGCTGCGGCGGGGCTGCCGGCGCTCCCGTCTGGGCCTGTGCGCCTTCCGGTGGCGTCCCACCAGTCATCACCGTCCTCAAGAACTCCAACTCCCCTGAGAACCGATGCAGAGCCTTGGCGACCTCCTGGTTCGACTTCACCAACTGCGGTATGCCCCTGAGAGCCGCTGTCAGGTCTTTGGCCGCCGACCACGCCTTCTGAGCCAACAGGAAAATACCGAAGGCCAAGGCGAGAGTCACCGCTCCCGCCAACATCCCAACCGTCAAAGTCGCCACTTCGCTCATCACACCCTCTTCTCTATCAGGAAGTGCGGGATCATTCTCCCGCATCCAATTGCCACCCCGAACGCCTCATGGAAACTTGCAGATCCGGCTTTCTCGAAGATTGCAGCGTCGGAAAGCAAACCGAGTATCTCGTCATCGGCCGCCACGAACTTATCTCCGTGATACTCGATAACTGTCCCCTTCGGCCACGTTTGCTCCATTACACCCTCGCTTCAGGAACCGTGACCGTCGTACCGTCCTTCCGAACGCCCTTCATCTCCGCGGCCACGTACACCCGCGTCTCGAAGAAGTAGGAGCAACCGCGCTCTTCGTTATTGCACTCGTAGCGCAACGCCTCAACCCCGCGCCGGCCCATCTTCACCGTCATCTTCAACGGGTTGCCACAGCCGCCACAAATCACCGTGCCGCCGTCAATGGGCG